GGCGGCGGCAGAAGCGCTCCCCGCAGCGGCGGTGGCCTGCTGGGTGGCAGTGTTTGCCGCAGCGGTGGCCGTCTTGGTGGATTTAGCCACGTCGTTCAGGGCCGTGGTGCGGGCCTGTGCGATGTCCTGCAAGGCGGCACTGTGCTCCGTCTCCGTGTCCTGCAGGGCCTGCTTGGCGGCTGTCTCGCTGGCCTTGGCGTTCTTCTCGCTGGCGGCGGCGTGGGTCTCGCTCAGGGCTGCTGCGTCCTCGCTCTTTTTCGCCGCCTCTTCACTGGCCTTTGCCTTTTCCGCACTAGCCTTGGATGCACTCTCACTCTCGGCGCTTTTCTTAGCGCTGTTCTCAGATGCCTCTGCGCTCTTTGCTGCCGCTTCCTCACTTTTCTTTGCCGCAGCAGCACTGTTTGCAGCCTTTTCGGCATTTTCTCCGCTCACCCGCACGCTTTCTTCCATGCTGGCGGCAGAGTTTGCTGCTTCTTCAGCAGATCTGGCCGCTGCTTCCTCGCTGGCCTTGGCTTTGTTCATGCTCTCCAGCGCCTGCTTGGCGTACTTCGTCACCTCGGCCACGAACTGTTCATAGATGCTCGGCGTAATGTTCTCGGTGGTCGTGTCGGTGTCGATAGTGTCATAACAGGTGTACTTGCCGGGCTTGGTCATGGCAATGTAGCCGCTGTCGTTGATGGCCAGCAGCATCCAGGTGCCTTCTTTTTCCAGTGTCCAGCGCCGGTCTACCAGTGCGCTGTTCTGTTCGTCCAGCAGCTGGGGGTCCGGCTTTGTGCCGCTCAGTCGCTGCACATGCAGGGTCACGGTGCAGTTCTTCCACTCTTCCGGCAGCTCAAAGCGGAGCTCGTCCACCTTGGCGCTCCGCACGCCGCCCAGATACAGCGTCTCAATGTTCGCCCGGAACGTGGACCCATTGTCCTGCAGCTTTCTGATCTTGATATCCAGTTGGCTCACAGTTTCACTCCCTTCCTGCCCCTATCCTATCACGCCCCGCCGGGTGCAACTACCCCGGACATACAAAAAGGAACGCCCCAGCCGTAAGGCCGAAGCGTTCCTTTTTGTTTCTTGGCTTCAGAATTGGTTCAGGATATCGTGGTGTCCGATGTCGATCAGCAGAATCAGGGTCTCCCCATCGTAAGACCAGATCACCCGAACGTCCATATTCACGCTGAACTCAAACAGATCAGATGTTCCCTGAATGCGTTTGGTGCGCAGAGAAGGATACAGTGGATCCTGCATCAGCAATTCCAGTTTCTTTTTCAGCTGGGCTTTTTCTGCCGCGTTCAGCTTTTTCAAATTCTTCAGGAATCGCTTGGTGTATGTGATTTTGTAAGCCATCAGTTTGCACCATCCAGCATATTGAACAAAGCATCCACCGAATCAAAGGTCGGCTGCTCTCCCGCTGCCACCTTGGCTTTTGCCTCGTCGATCTCACTGCGCAGTGCATCCAGATACTTTTTGGGGTACACTGCCACCGGAACGATCTGGATCGCACCATTGCGCTCCATGATCTCCAACTTGTCGCCCTCTGAAAGCCCTAAGCGGTTCACAATATCCCGGGGGATCGTGATCTGGGATTTTGCCCTCAGTTCCGTCAGCATCTCTATCATCTCCTTGCAGATTTCTCAAAAATCAGATTTTCCAACTTTCTCACATTCAGTATACACCGGAACTGTCCGAAATGCAAGGCGCTTTATCTTATCCCCGCCCACTCATCCGTCGTGCCTGCCTCTTTCTCTGCCTTCTTGGCAGCCTGTTTTTTCCAGTCGGTAAAGGTTTTCTCGGCATAGTAGGCCTTGCCGTCACTGTCCGTCAGGCTCAGCAGCATCTGTTCCAGCTGTTCCCGGTCGTGGTCGTTGCCTGCCAGATACTCCTCTTTCACCGCATCGGTGATCTTGCTCTTGATCTGGCTGTCCGCTTTGCCCGCCGTCCGCAGCCGCCGGATCTCGTCCTGCACGTCGCTGGCCCTGCCGGTGTCCACCGCTTCGGTCAGAGCATCGTACACGCTGCCCTCGGTGCCTCCCGCCAGCAGCTCGTCTGCCTTGCTGTCAATGGCACCGGTCACAAGGTCGATCACCCATGCCCGCTTCTCCGCGTCAGCTTTCACGCCCTCCCGGATGCCCAGGGTGTCATACATATCCCGCACGATCTGTTCCGTCAGCTTCTGACGCTGCCGGTCGTCGCCCTCGTTCCGGGCCTTGGCCGCCTGCTCCACCTCCGGGCTGTACTTCTTCAGCCTGGTTTTCAGCCGGCTGGTGATTGTCTTTTCATCCTTACCCATGGCCTGCAGCTTCTCCATGGCCCCGGCAGCATTGTCCTTGTCGCCCTCGGCAATGGCATTGTAGAGCCGGTCATACTGTCCGGTGGCGCTGCTGGGCAAAGAGTTAAAGGAGAATCCTTCTCCCTTTGCCGCCTTTTCGATATCCGAAAGGTATCCTGCCACCGCTTTCCGGAACTTGTCCGCATTGCCCATGGGCACACCGAGTGCGTCAAAGCCGTCATCCACAAAGGCCCACACATGCTTGATGAGATTCTGGTGGAACTTTTCCAGCTCCGCTTCCGACATGTCCGCCGTGTCCCTGTTCAGCAGCTTCATCACATCCGCCACGATCTTAACGACATCCGCGCTCACATCGTTGACGATGCTCAGGTTGGAAGCGCTCACCACGTCATAATCCTTGCCCTGGATCACATTGTTTGCCAGGCTGTACAGTTCGCTGCCATACAAAAAGTTACCCGCAGCGCTCTCAAGGAACAGGTCAGCAAACCGCTTTGTCATGCTGGCCGCGGTCACATCGCCGTTTTCA